GGGTCTATATTGGTAATCTGCCTTATGGCAAAAATGCAAATGGACGCAATTGATGCGTCTCTGTTCGTGTTAAACACGATGGCGGGCTTTTTGCTCGTTGGAATCGGGACGTTTGAACTATTCGGCGTAGACTTCGGGGCTACGCTGTTCTCCCCGGCTGGTATCGGTCTCTCGACGGCGTGGGTAATCGGCTACGCGGCCGTCGTGGGTACGCTCATCACCAACGACAACGCGGAGTTGTCCTCATTGTCGAACGATATTCAAGACCTAGAAGGGTACTACTACGCAGCTGCGGCAGGGACGCTGTTGCTCCCTATCGCCTTCGTCGTGTTCCCTGATACGGTCGGGTCGTTCTTCAAGTCGGCTGACTTGTGGGGGCTCTCGTACGTGGTCCTCGTAACTAGCGGGCAGGCTGCTCTGGGGTGGATGCTCTAATGGGGTCCGTGTTTGACGGAGACGACACTATCGCGGGGATTCTCTGGGTAACTACCTCCATCGCGGCGACCAATTGGGGGCTGGTGGAGTTCTTCGACGTGAATCTAATCGCGGAGATCGTCACGGCGACGAGTCCGGAAGTCGGGACGGCACTTTACGCGATTATCGGAATCGCGGGCGTTCTGACTCTCGCGGATAATCTCGGAGCCTACGACGTGACCGACGTGGTGGACAAAATCAAAGGAGATGATAACTGATGACTGACCGCAACACAAGCAAAATCGGGAGTATCGCGCTGGTCCTCGCGGTCCTCGTGTCTGCTGTGGGGATTGGTCTATCGGGCGGGGTCGCGGCACAAACAGGCTCGACCGTGCTAATCGACCAGTCGTTTACTCCGTCGAATACGACGGACTCGGCATACGTCGATATCAAGGGCGTTGATGACTTTAGCGGGTCTGCTCCGGTGGATGTGAATGTCACCTACACCGGATATAATGACGGCATGGATGTTGCGAACGGGACAGTCCTCAAAACAGAGACGGTCTCTGTTTCTGAGGGCAATATCTCAAGTAGCAATTACTCTGTGACCGATAGCGTCCGGTCTGAGTGGGATAATGTGCAGGTGCTTGTAGACACAGATAGCGGGTCTCTCGTCGATTATGCGGATTGGGGGACGCTTGAAATGTCTGCGGGCGGTGGCGGTGGTCTGCTCGGGGGAGCTGGCGGTCTGTCTCTCCCGGTGATCGGCGTCGTGCTAGTGGGTGCATACATCCTGATGGGGCGTGATTAGAATGGACCGAGATAACGCCTCTACCGCAACACAAGCCGACAGCGGGATGACGCGCCGGGGGGTAATGCGTCGGGGACTAATCGCGTCGGGTGCTACGCTCGGAGTCGGCTACGCCGGGGGTCGGTCGGGTGCGATTGGCGGGGCGCGGGCGGCTGCGCCTCTGGTTGGTTTTGCAGCTGTCTCTCTCGGATATCTAGTTGTGGCTGGCGCAGAGAAATACCTAGGCGATACTCGGGATTATTCCGGATATACCGGGGCTGATGCCCTACATGCGGCACTTTACGAGGGGTGCCTAAATATGAAGTCTGCTGATGAAAGGGTAATGACTTCTGTATCTAATAATATCGCAACCTCGGAGAGTGTGGCTCTAGCAAAAGGTAAGGCGGCCCTTTTGTCTGCGATGAACAGCGGGGCAAATGAAGGAACTGCACAGACCGCTATGGTTGATGCAGTAAACTCGTATTACTCTACAATTGAGAAAAATATACTAACTCATGTAGAGGCCCAAATGAGCCAGTTCGTTAGCATGAGCGAACGGGTAGAGGCTCACGAGGATATCGGTCTTAGTAACGTGTTCCACCTTTACGCAGAAATGGACTCTGAGTACCTTAAGGGGCCTTATGAATACATAGAAGAGGCGGCCACCTACGATTTACTAGACGGAACAACCTATCCCGTGGACGGTGTGCAATACTCTAGTGCTTCATTAGGCAATTTAAGTAATGGTCAGGGTGTAATTGCCATTAATGGGCCGAAGATTGGAGCAGATTCAAGCGACCTGAGCAACCCCGACCGGGTAAGGTTCAGAATCCAAGACCCGGAATTGCCTCAAGATAGGGATAACGAAACAGAGTTTATCCACATAAAGGATTACACCAACACTCTAGCCGATATAAAGACTATGAGGGACGAAGTAACGTCTACGCTATCAGGTTTCACGTCGGACGTTTATGCACAATATTCACCCGGAGATATCCCGACTGATGACTTAGTAGACCCTGTTACTGCGGCGACAGAACTATCACAGTCCTACGGTGGAGCAGCTGGACAGTCGGCTATGGCCTCGATGTTGGGGATTCCAACGTCGGCAGAGCAATCAGTAACGATGACGGTACACAGAGACGCTGGTGATATCACGCTACAAGCGGATATCTTCACAAACTACACACCGCCCGATACGGGAGAGTTCGTCAAAGACACGCGATATAAGCCCTCTACGTGGGATAAACCGCTTTATATCGCATACGAATACACCGACTCGGAGACCGGAGAAGAAGGGTCCGATTTCTCCCAACTAGAAGATCCGTTTACGATTGTAAATATTGAGGCAAACGGGGAGGAGATAGACTCGTTCAAGCCTGAATCGCCGACTCAGCAAACAACGGACTTGAGCAAAATACAGGAAGAACTAGAATCTATACGAAAAGAGCAAATCCGGCTGCAAGAGGAGGCAGAGGAAGAAATGAACTCCGGAGGAGGAGCCGGAGCCGGATTCTTCGGAGATCTCGGAGGTAGTGCGTCAAACCTCGGTATCGTAGCACTCGGCGGGGCCGTCGTCGCGCTGCTACTCGGGAATCGCTAGACAACTATGAACCACCGCGTTTTTGCTTGTGTTGCGGTTGCTATAATCGCTTGTGTTGCGGTCGGCACAGGAGCAGCTGCAGGACAGAACGACCCCGGAATTGAGTTGAATCGGACTGTCGAACTCCCCGAGGAGGAGCGAACGTATGCACAGAAAATAGGACCACAGACCCGGCTAGTCGAGTGGGATTATAACGACGACCGCGAGGGTTTCGTTTTGCTATTCGAGACTAACGCGAGCGTCCGTATGACCATGACCGAGGCGGTCCAATTCTCGGAGGGAGCAGGAAGCGGGCGCATCTATCAAAAGCGTCTCCCGAAAGGTCTCACAGAGGTTTTCGTGAGTGTCCCCCGTCGAGGAGGACAGGCGGCGTTAACCATGACGACGCCGGGGAGTATCGCCCAGAATAGTTTTAGCTACGTCTCTACCGGGGAGACGCAGCCAAACCGCGCCCCGATCTCTTACGAGACCGTGCAAATCCTCGTAGTGTTGACGGCGACGGGAGCAGCTGGGCTGACGTTCGGGATAGTTGCCCGCCGTCGAGATAAGGAGAGCAAAGACTACGAGAGGATACTATGAGTATCGTCGATTATCTCCGCGCGAACAGCCGCCTAGTAATCGCAGGAGTCCTGCTATACGTCGCGGCCGCGAGTTACGGCTACGTCACCCCGGTATGGGAAATGGACGGCTTTTACGCGGCAGGGACGGCCGGGGTAGTTGCGCTGGGAGCCGGGTATTTCGCGGCCGGGAAAGTCGAGTCGCTGCTACCCGAGGAGGAGGGTATCTATCTAGTGGCCTTTGAAGCCTCAGACGATACGGGCGGCTCTGTCTGGGAGCTCTCCGAGGACCAGTTTGAAGCGATGGAAGTCCACGCAGGGACGCTGTTTGAGTGGCCGGTCTCAAAGCGCGTCTATGAGTGTAAGGAGTATCGGCCGGAGGATAACGTAGCCGTCGCCAACTGGCGAGAGTCCGTCGCCGGTTCGCAGCTCGCGGGAGACGCGCTCTTACCGGACGCGCTAGAGCAGATTGCCGAACTCCGGGAGGAGTTCGAGCCGGCGGCTCGCCGGAGCAGATATCTCCAAAGGAGGCTCCGGAGTATCGCCCGGACGATAGACCGGGAGCGACTGAAAGACCAGCAGGAATTGCTAGATAACACGACCAACCCGACGTTCGGCGACTCACAGAGCATCAGCGAGATAATAGAGGAGCAAGTGCCGCCGTCTCTCCGGCCGGAGTCGATGAACGCGGGGGACATGGAGCAGAAGCGGAACGGGGAGAGTGAGGAGATCGTCGGCTTTGACCTACTCGATGATTCAGAAGCCCTGGATTTTGAGGGACAACCATGAGTAACGACAAAACAGGAGCATACGCGGCCGCAGAGTTAGGTAGTGCGCTCCGGGGAGAGAACCCCGGACGTAATGTACGGTCCTTTGCGGGGCTGGTAGACGACCGGGAGACGCTGCGTCTCCTAAATTACTACGACGGCCTCCTAGGGCCGGAGACCGACATAGAAGACACAGAGATAGGGAGACTCATCATCAGCAACGCTGCAACGGAGACGATAGACGAGGCTGTTAGGCACGGGAGCGTCTCTCAGATGAAATCCGCGACCGGACTCACAGCGAACGAACGGGAGGGAGGGGATATCTACTCAGACGCGGCAGAGCAACTGTCTTACGAGGGTGCTATCGGGCTTGTGTTTGGGTCGCCCGGAGCTGGAAAGACGGCGACGACGCTCGATGTTGCGCGGGCGTGGCGAGTCCGGACGGGAGGGACGATAATCGGTAATACGTCGTGGGACGGGTTCGACGTGATCGTAAACTCCGACCGCGAGATGTTGGAGGCTATGGCGTCCGTCGAGGGGCCAGTTCTCGCGGTCCTCGATGAAATCGCTCAAGAACTCTCCGGGTTCGGCTCTGGTAACAAGGCGGCTGAACAGTTCTCGGACTCTCTGCTATTTATCCGCAAGAAGGAGGATAAGCACGGGCCATACGCCAAACAGGGGAGTGTCCTACTCATAGGTCACACTCGGACTAAGACGGCTCGGAGTATCCGGAGGGTCGCGTCGTTCGCTATTAACAAGCCGTCGCGCACGGACCCCGGCCGGGCAGAGTTGCTGTCCTCCGAGGGCGGGGTAGACGACTGGCAACACGAGGCCGACTATAAGGGACTCACAGACACGGCAGAGAGTTACCCGGAGAGGGAAGCGTCGGAGTTCGATATCATCCTAGATGATGACGACTCCGAGGGGGAGACCGAGAGTCCGGACGAGATACGCAAAAAAGAGCATATTCGGACGGCTATCACGGCGGCCGACTCCGGAATGACGTACGGAGAGGCTGCCGAACTAGTCCCATACTCCGAGGACTGGGTAGGAAAAGTGTATCGCGCATGGAATAACGATAATCGCCATACGGAGATAGTCTCAAAAGATACTGCTCCGGCGGATGACTAATAGGATGACGGACACCCCCCCGGAGCAATCATTATTTTATACGCGGGCGAAAGCGGGGAGCATCAGCCACGATTTGACCGGGAAAATCGCGGTTGATCGTCTTTCGTCTCGCGTCTCTCCGGTCAGGCTCGGATTGCAGCTGCAACCCAAACACAAACAGCCATGAGTTACGACCCGTCGATAGTCGGCCGGTATGGAAACCTAGCCGAGAAATGGGCTGCCGAGAGATATCCTCTCTCCCTAGATTATCCGGTGGTGGATGGTCTCAAGTTTGACGCGACGGCTCGGGACGGCCGACCGTTTGACATCAAGTCATGTATGGTAAACGGCGTCCGTCCGACGTTCAAGTTCTGGGATGACCAACACAAAATCTTAGGAGAGAGTGGGGGCGGGTATGTCCTCGTGTGGTATGAGGCGAGAGAGACCGAGATCTCCGTTAAAGAGAGTCGGTCTCTCTCGGCAGAGAGTATCAAAATCACCAATTGGACTAATCCGGGAGAGACACACTATCGCTCTCACGCAAAAGAGGCACAGATACCGGCCGACCAGCTGCGGCCGTAGTCTAGACTTCTCTCTCCCAGTTCTGTGCGTTGTCGAAACAGCGTTTATGCGCGTAGTATGTCTGTGGCGGCTGCTCGGGCGGGACTCGCTCGACCGTGATTTTAACGTGGTCTGCTCCGTCTGCCTCGAAGCCACAGATAGCACAGGTTGGATGGCTCATTCAATCACCCTGTGAGTGAATTTCTGTCGGCACTTGTAGCATAGATAAGCCTCGACTCTGCCGTATCCTTCTACTCCGTTCGCTACCTCACACACTAGAACGCGGAAATCACTATCACAAGACTCGCATTCTTTCATTTTGCTTCCTCCGTGCTGAGTGTCGCGGGGAGTTCGTCTCCGCGTCTCCAATTGTCGGCTTTCGGTCCGGGGACGTATTCTCTCTTTAACCAGCCCATGTCTGTCATGGTGGACAATACGTCTGCGGCGGTCCTCTCGGAGACTTCTTCTGCCAATATCAGGTCTTGCTTGCGTACTACTCCTCCCTTCTTCAAAACGATATCTAGCGCACGATTCCAACACCGATCACGGGCTGTCTGCTTCGCCATAGTGTTGTATATATGTTCTATGCTATTAGTTGCTTCGCATATATCTGCGGGGGTAGTATATGCGGGAGAGTGTTGCTATCGCCCGTCCGTGGCATATGCGGGGCTGTGGGGGGTGGGGGGGCGTTTTTTTCGCGCGGCGCGGGGCTGTGCTGGTACCTTAACTTTGTGCCCTTAGGCACACATCTAAAGCGAAAGCGACCGGAGCGGCCGGCGCGATTTCTGAGTGTCCTATCAGATACCTTACAGGGACTCGAGTTCTGACCGCAACACAAAAACAGAGACGTCATGGATTTGGATTTTAGCGGTGGTTTTGACCGGAAAAGAGGGGTGGTGATAGTGTCGCCACTAGCCGCCGACCGGCCTATATGGGGTTCGTAAACGCTTGAGTCGCGGGTCGGAAGGTGGGCGTCTCGGTCTCCTGATTGAAGTATTCCGTACTAGCGTCTCGGAGTTTCTGGGGATCTCTCCCGGCTGCGGTCCAAATGTCTTTTAGCCTCGTGAGTAGTGTCGTCCACTCGTCAGAGGATGCGATATGTCCCATTTTGAGTACGAGACGTTTTTCGCGTTCGTTGATGCTGATGCCGTGTGACTGGCAAAACGCTATCAGTTCGTCTGTGCGCTTGTCTATCCGGTCTCTCTCTGCGTTCTCTAGCGCGTGGCTCGCGGCGTTCACGGCTCGGCTGACGGACTCCTTAGCGGCGTCCACAGCCTCGGCTACCTGCTCGGCGACGTAGTGGCTCCGGAGGGCGACGGACCCGTGGTCTCGCTCGACCATATCGGAGATTCGCCGGAGCGCTCGTCTCACAGAGTCAGGATGAAAGCCGTGTTCGTCTGCGATATCTTTCGGACTCACTTCGCCGCCGTCTGAGACTAGCGTTTTAACGCTCCCCCACTCGACGGGGGACAGTCCGTCTGCGAGTTGTCGGACTACGACGTTACGCTGATCGGACTCAATGCGGGCCAGGTCTAGCCTCGGGTAAGTAGAGATCTGCGTCGGACTCGGGATGAAATACTTGTCTGATAGAAAGGCTCCCTCGTCCGGGTGGATATCCATATCGGCAGCGTCTAGGATTGAGTAAATCGTCTCGGAGAGCTGCCGTCTAATCTCGTCGTGATCGTCAATGCCTAGGCTCTCGTCCCACCGGCTGCGTTGATAGGCCACTTCTAGTTTCGGATGGTCTAGGTTGTAATCGCCGTCGTAATAGTCGGGATTGCGCTTGTAATAGTGTTTAACCTCTCTCGGGATATGGTGGTCTGTCCATGCGTTTTTGACGCGCATGGGTCCGAGAGTGACGGTGTGGTAATATCCTGCTTTTTTGGTGTCGTCTTGCACGACTTTGCGATATCCGGTTCTATCGGATTCGAGAAGGTGGCCGAGACGGGCGAGCGGTCCCTCTCGGCCGTGGATGGGTCCGGAGTGGTTCTTATCGAGTCGGACGTACATCGCGGCGTCGTTGACGTGGCTAAACTCCTCTCGGCGTCGGTCCTCGGAGACGTGGTAACTATTGATATTCACAGCGGCCGCGCCTTTCTGTAAGAGGTTCTGCACCCTGTCATAATCCACATTTGATGAGTTTATCTCGACGTTGCTGCCGTCGCCTGCGGGCCATGCGGCTTTCGCGGCGTCGGTCATGTCTCCGTCTTTCGTCTCGGCTTGCAGTCCCTGCCACCGGGGGGCGATATGGCACTTAACCTTCTTCTCTCCGACATCATCATCACGGACCATATTAAGCCGATATTCGCGTATCGTCTCGTGTTGAATTTCGGTCCCTCCGGGCGTAACTCCGTTCTCTGGGGGGACTAAGCCGGATTCCTGAAAAGACAGCGTAACGTCCCATTTCTCATTTCCGGTCGTAAATGACCCGTCAAAGGTTCCGTCGTGATCGGACGTGATCCGGTCGGCTGCTAGCCACAGTTGCAGCCCGTCAAAGAAGTAATGTCCCTCGTATTCGTGGGGGGCTGGCTCGACGGCGGTAATCATTTGAACCACCGTGGCTCTGAATCGTTCTCTCCCTCTTTCTGGTCTATCACAGAGAGATAGTCGTTCGACCGTCCGAGGGTGTTCCAAACAGCGACTTCTTGTCGCTCGTAAGGGAGCGACATAGGCATACAGGTAGTGGTATATCCGAATTGAATTATCGTCCCTCCGGGTGCTATGAGGGTGTTCAATTCCTTTTTCGCTAGCGTGTCTGTCCCTACTTTCTTACCCTCATATCTCCGGTCTGATTGATAGTCGGAGAAAGGGGGGTCGTATATTATCGTGTCGAACGAACCAGCGTCGTAATATTCTGAGATCTCACAAACATCGTGGTGGGTGTCTGCGTCTCTCTTCTCGTTAATATCGTTCCGAATGATTCGGCGGTCGTGATCGAGTTTCGTTTTACCAGCGCATACGTTTAGGACTCGGCCGGATAGACGCGCCTCGACCCATTTCCGTATCTTCGTTGATTGGAAGGTCCACTTATTCGGTCGGACAGTATGATACGACATCGCCAGGTCTGACCAATTATCCCGGTCTGAGTCCGTTCCGTTTCCGTTTAGACTCATGCTGCCACCCAGAGATTACCAGCGACGACTAGCGCCCCAACCGCAACACAAGCGGTCGCGGCAGCGGGGGGCGTATCGAGAGAGTCGGCGGCCACGGGCCAAAGAGCGGCCGCGACCGCAACACAAGCCGACATAGCAATCACGGCCGGGAGTTCTCCGACCGCTAGCAGATCTCGGACGACGGGGTTAGCCTCGTATTGGAGTCCGACCGCGCGGGCGGCCGCGACCGTGGAAAGCGCGTCTGCGGGTCCGTGGACCGTCCATATCGCGGCTGCCTCTCGGAGACGGTCGTTCATTTCTCCCACCTGCACGGGGGGCAAATCGGCTTGTTCCGAGGGTAATATTCGTCCTCGCGGGAGATATCAATAAAAGAGGCGTCCTCCTCCGGGAAATACCGATTACAGACAAAACACGTTATTTCTGTCATCGGCCGGGTTCCTCCGTCTCAAGTTTCTGGGCGAGCTGCCGAGCGGCGTAGTTGCTCTGGGGTAGTTCCGTGGCTCGCGCGAACAGTTCGGCTGCGTCGGGATTCGGTCTGTTTTCCGTCATGGTGTGACGGACCCACAAAAGTAGAAATACCGACCAATACCCTTCCTATCGACCGTTTTAAGGGGTCGCAGGATAAGGTATGAGTACGGTTCTGCTGGCGCGGGAGGCGGGTCCAAGGCTCCCCGCGCCGGGTTTTCTACCTTCTTACCTCTCGGTATGTCTCTCTCCTCATAAATCTACCTCAAGATGCTTCGTTAATCGTCGTCTATCACTAGCCGACCGTCCTCGTCCTCTCGGATGCTCCTGATTCCGATATGATGTTGTCTCGCGTCGGAGATAGCCATGCGAATAGCCTCTTGAGTTGATTGCGCGTCGGGGTAGGTCTCCGCGAGCCACTTTTTACTATTCACGGTTACAGTCATGCTGATTTTCTCGGTCTCGTGGTTTGCCATGTCGATATCTGCGGGGTTATACCGTTTAGTATGTCCGTTCTGGGGCATATCTACACGCATACAAAGATGCCTCTAGATTTATGTGTGG